GTGCGGTCCCGTTCAGCGAGATCCTGAACAAGGTCTTCGCCCCGCTGATGACGAGCGCCGTGAAGGCCGTCGGCTACGACGACGTGCAGCTCTTCCTCGGGATGTTCAACCACGACATCGGAGCGGCTCGGAAGGACTGCGGCGGCGTGATGCAGGGCAAGAGCATCGGGGACTTCCTGGTCCCCGAGTCCTGGTTCAAGGACCTCCTCGGGTTCAAGCGGGCCAGCGGCCAGCAGCTGAACCTCATGGCCGTCTTCAAGAACCTGCTCAACTACATCCAGCGCCAGGAGAACTGGGCCGGAGCTGGCCTGACGGACGCCGAGAAGCAGCAGGCGGAGAAGGCGGCCACCGAGAACGGGCAGGTCAACAAGAAGCTCCAGGCGACGGAGGAGGCCAGGATCCTCAGGAAGCGCCAGAGCCCGCCGGAACTCATGGTGAAGACGGCCACCACCCGGGACAAGGGAAAGCTGGTCTACAGCCTGTACATCTACGACATGAAGCAGCTGTCGGCCAGCATCGACTTCGATGACCGGCTGGACCCGTCCGTCAAGGTCGACGAGATCCACAAGAAGCTCAAGAAGTACAACATCCCGTTGGTCAGCTTCAAGAACGGGCTCTCCTACATCCAGGAAGCCAACTTCAGCATGGAACAAGATGCGAACATGCAACACATCGCCATCGAACGTGCTGTCGATCCCAACCGCTACCAGACCGTCGGCGTGACCCACGCCGCCCAGGCTGCCGACGGCATCGATCCCCGTAAGCTCTTCCTCTCGTCGAACATCACGGGCCGGATCACCATGATCGGGAACTTCGTGTGGGACACGTTCCTCCGGATCTGGCTCGAGTTCGGAGTCAAGCGTTGGGACGGACCGTTCCACATGATGGAACGGGAAGACACCATCGACGCCTCCAACTTCATCACGACCGTCTCTGTCCGCGCCACCGGCACGGATCCGCTCAACACCCAGGGTGTTCTCAAGGACACCCAGCATCGCAACACAAATCCAGTGTAAGTTTTCCTTCCCTTTTCCTCCTGCACATGATATTATATGCAATGGAGGAACTCGACCTGAGCTCTGTTCTCGACGCGGTTCACGGGAAGCCGGTCGTCCTGGTTCCTTTCAAGGATCAGGCCGGAGGGCGCGCCGTGGCCATGTTGGCCGGCACGGTGTTCGAGTTCGTGTTGGATCCGGCAGTCGGCTTCGTGAACGAGGTCGCCCGGGAAGCCAGCCACGTCGTCTGCTTCGAGCACCGGAACCTCGAGGACATCTGCACCTCGGGCAAGACGGTCTATGACGTGAAGATCCTCTATGGCGGGGAGCGGAAGCTCTTCGACCTGGCCCGTGACTACCTCGACCCGGACATGGCCCGGAACGTCCTGGACCGGGAACAGAACTACACCGCCCACGTCAAGGCCTGCAAGACGGCGGGGATCGACGTCACCCGTCACTCCCTTCTCAAGCTGATGCCCGCCAGGGCTGTCCAGTCACTCCTCAAGGTCCGGGCCATAGCAACTATGGCGTTGTTTGAGAAGGCCCTCCGGGGTGAGTCCTGCGACCTCGGAGAGTATGAGAGGGACACCTGGCCGTTCGCCCTGGCTCTCCGGCAGATCGAGGTCGTCGGCATCAAGGTCGACGTGGGCTACGCGAAGGAGAAGCTCCGGGAAGACCTCCCGAAGCACGAGCACAAGTTCATCTCTCAGATGGCGCAGTCGGACGGTTACGTCCGTACCCTCTTCAACCCGGCAGGCGGGAAGACCGGCCGCATCAAGGTCGAAGAGGGGTTCAACTGCATGGGCATCCCGCACGGCACGGTCCGCAAGGGGATCGTCAGCCGGCACGAGGGCGGGGAGATCGTGGCCTTCGACTACAACGCCATCGACTACCGGAGCATCGTGGCCTCGCTCGACGACAAGGACTTCCGGAAGATCTACGACGGGGTGGACGACTTCCACGTGAAGACCTGCGAGATGATCCTCTCGGGTCCGCCCGAGAAGCTCCGTCGAGACATCATCAAGTACTTCTCCTACGTGTACATCTATGGAGGGTCGGACGAGACCCTCGCTTCGAAGACCAGACTGAGCATGATGAAGGTCCAGCAGGTGAAGCAGGTGATGGACCGGAAGCTCCGTCCCATCGCGGACTTCCGCCGGAAGCTGGCCGTGCAGGCCCGGGTGGACGGGTTCGTCATGCTGCCGAGCGGTCGGAAGATCCCGGTGGCCGGGGACGACCACGACGGCAAGATCATCGGGCTCTACGCCCAGGGGTTCAGCTCCTGGGTCTTCGAGCAGGCGTTGGTCCGGGTGGTGGCCTACCTCCGCGAGAAGCGGAGCAAGGTCATCTTCACGGTCCACGACGAGCTGGACATCGACATGCACCCCGAAGAGGGGAAGGAGATGCTGGTCGTGAAGTCTCTCATGGAGGCGCCAGTAGAAGGATTCACGTTCAGGGCGAACCTGAAGAGAGGCAGGACGTATGGCGACGCGACCGACTGAAGAGGAACTCCTCAAGAACCACGAGCGGGTAGAGAAGCTGATCGAGCTGATGCCGGACGACCGGCGAGACCAGGTCCTGAAGATGATGGACGGGCCGGTCGGACTGACCTACTTCACGGCTCCGGCCTCCAGCCACGAGGAGTACCACTCCTGCTACCCGGGCGGTCTCGCCCAACACTCTCTCAACGTGGTCCGGAACCTGAAGAAGGTCGCGGACGCCCTCTGCAAGGGAAGATACCCCGACCACCAGCTCGCCTTCGTCGGTCTCTTCCACGACCTCGGGAAGGTCGGGGACGGGGAAAAGGAATCTTACCTCCCGAACCAGGACGCGTGGCAGCGGAACCGGGGCCGTCTCTACGAGATCAACAAGGCCTGCCCGTGGATGCCCACCTCCGAACGTGGCCTGTACATCCTCCAGGACCACGAAATCAAGGTAACCAGTGACGAATATTTGGCAATCCGTCTGAACGATGGCCAGTACGTAGACGAGAACAAGCCCTACAGGGGGCGAGAACCGGAACTGGCGTTCCTGCTCCACACGGCGGACTACTGGTCGGCACGTCAGGAAAAGCTCGATTAGGGTCCAAAGACGGAGAGTCTCCTTACTTAATCTGTAGATCTACGCTCAGATGGAGACGATCCAATGAAGATGAAGAAGGCGCAGCTGGAAAAGATCATCCGCGAGGAGCTCGCTCGCCACGTCGGTGGTCTGCTTCGGGAGAAGGAAGGGGAGCATCCCGACCTGGAAGACGCCGAAGGTGGCACCGAAGACGACATGTCCTCGGCCTCCGAGAAGCAGCCCGACAACACCGCGGGAAAGCCGCATGGCAAGCAGGACGCGGCCCCGTCGGGTGATGACGAAGAGAAGCCCATCGGCGACGAGCCGGCCGACAACGACCTGGAGAAGCAGGCCGTCGGCGACGAGGGCGCCCCGGACGAGGAAGAGGACGACGAGGCCGGTCCGGAAGACACCGAGAAGGTGTCCGACGAGCTGGTCGGCAAGACCATCCAGTCCATCTCGGCCAACCCGAAGTCGAAGATGATGCCCGGCGCCATGGAGATCGTCATCCAGTTCGACCAGATGCCGGACCCCCTGAAGATCCTGGTCACGAAGAGTGGCCAGGTGAAGTACTATTTCAAGGGTCTGCACAACGAGATCTAGCCGATGCCGTTCAAGAGCCAGGCGCAGCGGCGCTTCATGTACTCCCAGCATCCGAAGATCGCGAAGCGCTGGGAGAAGGAAACGCCGAAGGGGAAGCTCCCCGACAAGAAGGAGTCAGAGAACATGCCCGAGATGAAGAAGGTCTTCGAGAAGAAGGGTGAGAAGCACGACGGGCCGGGGACTCCCTCCAAGGTCGACTGCGTTCCGAGCCCCTGCTGGAACGACGAGTACCAGGACAACAACGTCCACGACGACATGACCGAGACGGTCGACATGGCCCTCCTCAGGGACCCGGCCAAGTTCGTCCAGGGCGTCGAGAAGTTCATCGGTGACGTGAAGAAGGACGCCGGTCAGATCCAGCACTTCGCCAGCACCTACAAGCAGTCCACCAAGCTCGACGACACACAGAAGGCGGCGTTCGGCAAGATGGACTTTCCCCTCAAGATGCTCAACAAGTTCGCCGACGAGCTCAGCCGGGCAGCCGGAGAGGCGTCGCAACAGTCCGGCACTCAGGGCAAGGGACCGGAGGCCAACAGGCCGACGGCCCAGATGCCGGCACAGAAGAAGCCCGGGTTCCTGAACCGGGTCTTCGGGAAGAAGGCATCATGAGCTACGATCCGTTCAAGGCATGGCAGGACTTCCAGCTCGGTCAAGAGGAGCGCCTCAACGGCAAGCTCCTGAAGGAAGACCTGGACGTCGAGAAGATGCACGACCCCGAGGACTACCTCAAGGAAGTCGGGGAGTTCATCACGGAGACCTCGGCACACGTCAAGGCGCTCCAGGACTTCTCGCACCACCACGAGGTGCCCCGTACGAACCCCCGGTTCGGCACGGCTCTCGACAAGGTGGCAGCCGCCGTCGAGCAGCTCAAGAGCGAGCTGGCGAAGGTCAAGCTTCCGCCCGCACCGATGGAGAAGGAGTCCGCGCCGGCCGGTGGTGGCTACGGCGGCGGCGCTCTCTTCAAGAAGTAGATGGAGCCCGGATCCATGAACGCATCAGACCACGCGTTGTTTACGTCCGCCATGGCCATCGCCCTGGTCCTCGTCAAGGTCCTCGAGAAGTGCTTCGACTGGGTGACCAAGAGGGTCAGCGGCGGCAAGGACGGCGCGACAAAGGTGGAGCTCGGTGACGAGCCGTCGCGCATGATCCGGGAGACCTACGAGCAGTCCAAGCACACGGACGAGATCGTCAGCATCCGGGACAACGACGGCATCCCCATGGTCTACACACCCCGCTCCTCCCTGGAGAACCAGCTGAAGATGGCCGAGGCTCTCCGTGACATGAGCAAGGACAACGTCTCCAGCTCCGAAGAGCTCTCCAGGAAGATCGACGAGGTCCTCGCCGAAATCAAGAAGACGCGGGTCTAAGGAGGGTCTTCCTTGTCCCGGCTCGACGACATCATCCGAGAGTCGCTCCGATCAATCTACGGGGCGTCTCAACCAAACTACTCAGGGCGTGCAGCCGGCGGGACCGGCGACAACCGGCATGGCGGTGGTGCGGGCAAGCCCGGGTACCCGGTGCCGGACGGTCTCGAGGACGACGAAGAGCAGCGGTTCCCCTTCATGAAGGAAGGCGAGGCACCCTTGGCCAAGTCCCCCATCCCCGACGATGCCGGCGCCGCACAGGAGCCGACCGTCACCTACTCCGACCAGAGCGATCTCACCGAAGGCGGCAACGCCATGGGGACCGACCGTGTCCCCCGTGAGAACGTCGGACCGACGATCGAGGCCTACAAGAAGCAGGTCCTCTCCAAGGTCAAGCACAAGTCCGTGAAGCCCGTGGGTTCCACCGGCAAGAAGGCGTCCAGCGGGGACATCGACCTCGGCCTGGACACCGAACTGTCCCTCGAAGAGATCTCGGCCATCCTGAAGAAGCTGGGGATCGAGCACAAGGTCGCCAAGGGACTGGGCGAGATCAACTCCAAGTTCCCGCAGTACACCCCTGATGGCAAGCCCACCAAGCTCTCCGCCCAGGTCGACCTGATGGTCGGTCCGGAGGCGTGGACCCAGTTCTCCTATTATGGACCTGGCGAGAGCGAGTCTAAGTACAAGGCGCTTCCCCGCACAGGTCTC